CGGCAAATTTAAGTGGTGTACCTGTTGCGTATTTATTTGGATAAGATAACCAATCAGCATAACTAATTCTTTCCATCTCAATATCTTGATCAGGAGTTGCATCAGTGTCTCTGCAAGCGGCTGTTAGGATATCTGAATATCCATTAGCTGCTAAATCAAATGTAGGATAAGTTGTATTGTTAAATGAATTTACTGCTACTGTATGTAAATGTAATGTGAATAGATTAACACCTTGGTTAATCCATTTAATCATTAATAGATTAAGAGAACGTCTAGCAGTGATTAGATCATAACCACCCTTTGAGCTTACTCCCAATCGTTCATAAGCTTCTTGAATTACATCTGCAATCTGCAGATTGAATGTACGTGTACCTGAACTAGCCACGTTGCCCCCTTACATTAATGCTCTAGTTATAACCCACAAGAGCTGCCCTAATACCATAAAGCCAATTGTATACATGACTTTGGCAATAGCGTTAATTTTATCTTCGATATGTTTTAAATGATTATCTTTAATAGTAGATACACGTTCACTTAAAAGTTTTATTTCACCTTTAAGTTCTTGTATCTCCAAATCATATTTGGATATTTCTGGCATATTAATTCCAGTATAAGTATGCTATAGCAGCTGTGCCAGATACGTTAGCAGAAATATTTGTAGTGCATAGAACTCCATTATCTGGAAAGTTATATGAAGTACTTTCACCTGCTGCGCATTTTAAAGAAACTATTCTAGTACCTGCGGTAAATGCCGCATTATCATCGTGTACATAAACTGCTGCTGCATCTGATCCACCCATTAATACTACACCTAATGCTCTTTTTCTAGTTGCCGCAGTATTCTGTCCGTCAGCAGTTGCTGAAGTGCCTGTAGCTCCTGTTGCTATTTGCGTTACTTGTGAGTCTGTTTGAAATGTCATGTCTATTCCTTTAAATGGGGAGACCGAAGCCTCCCCTAATTATATTAGCTTAAGTTGTTATTTTGTATATATAAAACAGTTGCTGTTGCAGCCCCAGTAGAGCCATCTTCAGTTCCTGCTACAAAATCTGCAACTACTTCTAAATCAGTAGATCCCACATCAGTTGCTTCAGTATCTAAAGTACCGTGTGTAGTTGCTAATGCTTTAACGTTAGTCGCTGCTATGAATGCATTATCATCACTAGCTGTTCCAATTGCAACAGTTGCTGTTCCACTATCATTATTTACAGTTGTAACATTTAAGATTACATCTACAATTTGTGAATTAGCTGGAACGATTGCAACACGTTGATTTAACGCATCTGCTCCTATGATATCCAACACAACAGATTGTGCCATTACTACTGACCCAATATTTTTTACATCAGTACCTACTGTGGTACCTGTTGTAGCTGGTATGTTACCCGCTTTAATCGGGCCTGAAAAAGTTGTTGTTCCCATTGTCTTACTCCTTGTTTTTCTGTCTGCTTACGCAGTCAATAGGTTTAATGTTTGTGCAAGGGGGCACATTTAAGCCCCCTCACTAAAGCTTTAGGCTGGGTTAGAACCGTATAAGCCTCTCCAGTCAGAGAAACCAAATACGTATCTCTCACGAGATTTGTATCTAACGTTGCCAGTCTCGAAGTCACCTTCCATCTTAGTTTCGATTGGAGTTCTAGTGAAGTGCTTCATACCGTTAGGAACGTCAGTTCTTAACCACCAATATTTACTGTTAGTAAATCTGTGGTTAACATGATATCCACCCGGAACCATACCTTTAGATACGATTGCGTTGACATCATTGTCCGCAGTTCCAACTCTGTATGGAGACGCCATTAGTCTCTCAGCCACGAATACCAATTGTCTTGGAATGTGTAGAGTTCTAGCTTGTGCAGCGATCGGAATTGATTTGTCATCAGTAAATCCAGCAATGTCAATTAAAGCTGATTCCAGAGAAGTCTCTGAAAGCTCTGCTTGAACTGATGGAGTGTTTGATGCAGTTGATCCGTCTTGTAGTGGGTGTGAACTATTAATTAGTGACACACCGTCACCACCAGCATATACACCACCTGTGAAGGAGTTGTTATATACCGCAGCACCTTTTGTTTGTTTAGCAGCAGCCATTGATCTAGCTAATGCTTTTGTTAGTCTAGTTGATAACTTGTCGTATAAGTTATCTTCCATAGCTTCTTCTGTAATTGAGAAAGCCATTGCTACAGTTTCGTTTGTGTATCTTGCTACCCAACCTTCACCTGTATTAGCGTAGTCTACGCCTTGACCTTCAAATTTTACTGAAGCTTCGCCGAACCCTGGAAAAAGAACTTCTTCTTCAAAGGCTCTGTTTGATTTTTCGCTCTCAAAGAGTACCGCTGCCTCGTCTTCGTAACGTTTATATTCCGTTCCAAAGATGGCGTGTAATCCCGGTACTAATTCCTTGAGTAACTGACCTCTAGTTATAGCCATAGTAATTTACTCCTATTATTAAGCAGTCGGGAAGTTGCCGTCGTAGACACCCCATGAATGCGTGTTAATTTTAACAAGAACGTCCATTGTAGTTCCAGCTGAAGTATAACCCAAATCATCCTGTGCAGATCCTAAAATCTGGAAAGGATACGCTTTTTGTGTAGCGTTTTGAGTGTTACTTGCAGTTGAAGAGTCCAATGAGCTTCCGCCCTTGTGTGTCACTGTCGAACCAGTTCCTGTTAAGTTCTGTGCTACAGCACCCACATCAGCACTTGTTAATGCACTAGCAGCTTGATCTGCTTGCATTTTGAAGATCGTTGATGGATCATCATAAACATATGCTTTGTATTGTGCTTTTGCGACAGTACCATTAGGAATTGATCTTACGAATTTTACATCGCCTGAATTATTGTCTTGATATTCTGCGCCCCAGAAAACACCAACAATTGCGCCCAGATCTCCTGAACCAATGTCGGCTACTAATAAGCCACTAGATAACGAAACAGTGTCACCTTCAAAATATGCAGAAGGTGCAGTTGTAGCGATGCGGTACCCGTTACCATCAACCCAATTGTTGAGACGAATTGTCCCACCATTAGCCTGACGTACAGGTGATAAACCATAAGCCATAATAATCTCCTATTACTTATGCACTAAGTTTGATTAAATGACTAACGCGGTGTTAATCTTCAAACTTAGCAGTTTTACCCGCTCCACCTCTTGTTACCGAGGTTGTAGATTCATCTACCACTGGCATGCTTGAATGAGAAGCGCTTTTTAAATCTTGCCCGTATGCTCGAGCCGCTTTCTTCGTTTGATCTTCGTAGTATTCTCTCTTCTCAGCCATATATTCTGAATCAGTTTTCATCAGAATTAAATCGCCTGATCTGACAGCACCTGCGTGTTTACCAGCAGACATAACGTCAACTATGTAGTCTTTTCCTAATTCCTCAGGTTTGACTATTTCATAACCTTCGCGTAGTCTTTCATGAACATTTGCATCATCTGGTTGATTTAACAACTCATGTCTTACCCAAATGTATTCCATACCTTCAGGTGCAGGAGGTGCCTTCAATTTTGATGGTGCCTCAAATGTTCTTTTTCGAGTTGCCGAAGCCCGAGTAGTACGGCTAGTTTTAGTTGCTTGTGTCATATTAGCTCCCCGCCTCTGTTTGGCGCAATTTTTGTCGCGCATATTCATCATAGGAAACGTTGAGACGATCAGCCATTTCTATTTCAGATCTGGTTAATCGCACTTTCTTTTTTCCCGGGGTGGCGCGCGTTCCACCGACAACTGTAGGAACCTTCCTAACAGTTCTTTTTCTCAAGTCTGGAAACTCTTGAATTAATCTAGCGTCTAACTCACTATAGTATTCATCTGAACCATCTTGAGGTGCAATACCTTCATCAAGAAGTTCTTTATGGATAACTAAAGCAGCTTGCGTTTTAATTCTGTCTCCAGTGTTGTTCCCTCCAAACCAGTTATTCCTTTTCTGCCAAGCTAATGCTTTACGATCAGGTAAAGGTTGCTCTGATTTTTTAGGTTCTGGAGTTTTAGTTTCCTTCTTCTCCGAACTCTTAGATTTGGATCCCAAATCTTTTTCAGCTCTAGCCTTGTATTGTTTGGCCACCAGTCTTTCTGCTTTCACAGATGCTAAGACATCAGTTGCTTTTATCTCAGCGTCAACGTCACTGGCTTCTTTAGCAGTCTTAAGAACACTTAAAGCTTGTTTCTCTTGTGCTTCCAACCTATCCATATACTGGTTGATTGCATCTAACTCAGAGTCAGCTTGTTTACTTTTAAGTTGATCTCTTTCGCTTATCCACGAAGTTTTCTCTTCTTCGTAGCCCTTGAGTTTTTCTTCAAGTTCTTTTTTCTGCGCAACAAGACGCTTAATACGTTTTTCAGCGCGCTTGCCGAATACTTTATCAGCTTTTGGATCTTCTTTAACTTCTGGCTCGTCTGCTTCATTCTCTTCCGAGACTGTTTCTGCTTCTTCTTCGCCATCGTCTTCTTCCTCAGCAACCTCAGTATCACTAGGTTCTTCTGTAGATTCTTCAGTTTTTGTATCTGCTTCATCTAACTCCTCAGGTAATTCTACAATGATATCATCATCTTCTGTAGACTCGACCTGCTTGTTTTCGTCTTCTACCATATTTTACTCCTCGGTCGTGAACCGCGTTTATCACTATCTATTGTATATTGTACACTAGTTTCTTTGATAATGCAAGACTATTTATGTGTAATTTTAGCAGGATCTGGAACTACACCCACTACTTCATCATCATTTATAATAGCATATTCCTCACCATCATACTTAAATTTGAGTCCGACATACTTTCCTGTTAATACCCAGTCACCTTTTTTACACCATTTAGTGTCTTTATCATGGTAACAATCAGGCCCCATACTAATAACTTTAGATACTACACAAGAAAATTTTGCTGCATCTACAGATTCATCAGTTAATATGATGCCCCCTTTGGTTTTATTGGATACTTCTCTAACTTTAATTAATATTCTAAATCCACTAGGAACTGGTAATTCTTTAGCCATCGTGCGTCTCCTTTACTAATTTAACTAATTCGCTATGTAATCTAGATTGTAAATCTGTCAGAGTATGTTGTATACCTAACATGTA